GTGGAAGTTCATCGGGAGGATTTCTCTCTGCGGTGAAGAATTTGGCCACATCTCTCTTCCAAAACTTCATTCCTCAGACTCAGACCAACATTCATTTTCGAAGTGATGAGGGTGCTTATGGCATGATGCTCGCATCAGACTTTAAGTTCAGCGACGATAACGGGTTTTCGCTTGGACCGACGTGGGCTGCGGGAAAGACGGGAACCATGAATATTCGGAAGAAGGGCGAGTACCCGACTGCTCCCCACAAGCTTTATGCACAAGTTCAGAATGGTGTAGTCAAATTCACCAGTGTTTCTACACAAGGGTCAGTTTCTTATAGTATCCCAACGGTAGGGTCTGCGGGATATTCGATTTCGGAAAGCGGGGTTGAGAAGAAGCCGGGATACCGATACGGAGATTCAATGGGTGCTCAGAAGAGCCAAGATTTCGAAGCATCGGAAATGATGGTGCAGTACAATTTCTATCAGAAACAAGATTTCCCGTCCAAAGACCCCGAGGCACAAAGAGCCGCCGACACTACGACAAAGTTGACGGCAGTGTTAGACAAAATCAAAGCCGCCAGTGAGGGAACCTATAAAGTTGAACCAGACCAAAACTCTGTCTTGCTGATGCAAGACTCTGTGAAGTACAACTATGACCGCCTGTTTAAGACTAGAAACAAGGGGGATAGCCCTAACAATTTTGCTCTCGGGTCATTGGCTGCATATCGCTACGAAGGCGTAACGATGGTTAGTAATGAACTCGTCAATAACCTTCAACATTCACTCAAACTTCCTACGGCGGGGCAGTTTGATGCTTTGAATACGCTGAATGTATTGGATAAGAGTAAGAAGACCTCTCCTTCTCCGCTATCGGGCCGATGGTCAACATGGGAACCATACAAGGACGATTTGATTGCATTGTACTTCTATGATGTCGTCAATGAGAAGTATATCCCGTTCCGAGCGGCTATTAAGGGAATTGCGGAGGCAGGAAACGCATCGTGGGAAGAAATGCCGTTCATTGGCCGTGCAGACAAGGTGTATTCATACGGTGGATTCAACCGAAATCTAAGCTTCACCATCAAGGTTGTCATTAGCAGCATTGCTGAGTTGGCTCCGACATGGCAACGCATCAATTATATCATGACAGCGTATAAGCCAGCAAATTACACGAAGAAGGCTGGCGTTGCAAGCGGTAACAGTGCATATGACCGGTTCATGGTTCCTCCAATGTTTATGCTTACACTGGGAGACCTGTATAAAGACCAGCCGGTACTTATTCAGTCAGTAACCTTGACTGTACCCGACGATGCGTCATGGGAAACGTATAACGAAGATAATGTCGGGGCAGGAAACTGGGCATACATGGCGAATCTCATTACTTCTCCAAGCGTTAAATTTGGGCAAGTCCCACGGGACATAGAACTTGGGTTTACAATGATATTGCTTGAGAAGGAACGTGCGGTTGTTGGCGGTGCCAACTTTGGTCACGCTCCACGCACCGAAGAGTTTGCTGAATGGAATAATGATACCGTTCCTGATGGTAAAGACCCGAACGACTGGAACAAGAACTATGTGGTCAACGTCATAGACAACACAGTAGCACCGGCAAGCGGAGACAATCAGATACAAAAGACAAATCGTGGTGGACAAAGCTTCATAGGAACTCAAGGAGTAGGATAATATGAACAGATACGATAACATTCCGGTTCAGAATAGATGGGATGGAAAGCGAGTCTATAAGACCACCATCTACCCTGTTATCGTGCCGCAAGACAGCGACCTTCAAGTAATATCCAACTCGGAGGATTACCTAGACTCTCTCGCTTTGAAATACTATGGAGACCCGTCTCTCTTCTGGATTATAGCGTTAGCCAACAATTTGGGCAAGGGGCGCTTGAGCGTTCCGCCCGGGTTAACACTACGTATCCCCGTGGACGTGGGTCAGGTGATGATAGATTATAACCAATTGAATACAGTATAATAACTTGCCTTTTGATGGTTTGAATGATAAACTAATTACAATGAATTCTGATGATAAAGAACTATGGACTAAAAACTGCGCTAAATGCGGGAGAGAGCAGATGTATTCTTCGTATGATTCATTGAGAGTATCAACATACAGACAGACTATATGTAATTCGTGCCGAGGATTGGGAAGAAGAACGAGACCTACGGAAGAAAAATGGAAGCGTGTATGTTCGGGGTGTCACCGTGAAATTATTTATAAGTCGGCAAAAAGTTATTTGTTTTGCGTCAGAACTAACACAAAATGCCGAAAATGTGCTACAAAGGAAGTTTCAGAAACACGAGATATGTCGTGGACACAATCCCCCGAGTATAAGATAAAAATGAGTAATGCGTTGAAATCAGTACGGAATACCGATAAATATGGTGAAGAGTTTAGACGAAAATGTAGAGAAAATAAACAGAAACAGATACAACGGCAAGGAGTTCAGAGAACCTACAACCCTACCGCCTGTAATTTTATGGATCAATTCAATTCAAAGTTCGGGACGAAATTACAGCACGGAATGAATGGAGGAGAATGTCAATTTATAGGATACTCTTTGGATGGTTATGACAAAGAAAGAAATATAGTATTTGAATATGACGAACCTAAACACCATATCTCAACTGTACGACAGAAAGACGATGAAAGGCAAAAAAGGTTGATAGAATGTCTTCGACCCTATCGGTTTTGGAGATATGATGAAAAACATAACAGACTTATAGATGTAATTACTAACACGGAGGTCTTATGGCAGATATAATGAATGGTGCAAACCCTTCTAGTGGAGACCCTGCGTATGTGGTTCCTTGGGAGTCGTGCAACATCCCAATTTCTATACAAGACGAACTCAATCGCCGCAAAATTAACCGCAGCCTGAAATATGTTGCTGCTGAAAAGGGTGAATGGGGGAACAAAACTGGTGCATGGTCAAAGTATCGTGGTCCGATGTCGCCGTGGGTTCGTCTTTGCTCCAATAGCAAAGGCACCGACAAAATAGGAAAGCCGGGGTTCGTGTTCTTTGGCGGTAAAGGATTCTATTCTGATTACGGGTTCACTAAGGACAAGACCAATCCCTCTATTATTGGCTATGTTCCGAGCAAGGGGATGAACCCCCACATAATAAACAACGACCTCAATGAGCAGTATCCTGTTCACGTTCCTGCCCCGGAGATAGAGCGTATTCAGGTTACGATTCAGAAGGAACTTTATCGCCGTGCTTCGGTAGAATGGGTATGCTTTTCCCAGAAACAGTTGGAATATATGACCCCATATTTCCTAATACCGGGAATTTCATGCATCATGGAGTGGGGATGGAACCTCTACAATCCCGAGTCGCTTGTTGACCTAACGAACGTGGGAGAGTTGGAAAGGATATTCAACAACCCATATTCTCTCTACACGAAAAACATCATGAAGTCAAGAGGGAATTACGATGTAATTTTTGGTATCATTACTAACTTCGAGTGGACGGCGGATGGAAACAAATTCCGATGCAAAACTGAGATTACTTCCAAGGACCGTATCTATGCAGGTCTTATTGTGGATTCTTCGACGGCAGATAAATCTTCCACAGAGGAAAAGGAAGAAATAAGCGTTAAGATATTTAACAGTCTTGTTCAATTTGTTGACAAAACTCTTGACAAGTTTCGTGGTGTATTGAAGACGCCTCCCGACTCGATACCTGAACTCATGGAATTTACCAATTACGTTCGTGCGACCCATAAAAATAAAGGAAACGCCGATGAATATCTTTATGGCGTGTTTCATGGGAGGGATCAAAGGCAAGAAAAATTTCAAAGTGGGCGTTCAGATAAAGATTTTGACCGCAAAACCGAGGAACTATGGTTGAATTTGGGACTTGTAATTGATGCCATCAATTTTCATGCTCGACCTGCTAAAGGTACAAGAGGAAAAGAAATGTTGCGGGTGGACATTGATGATGTCGTTGTTAGCGCACATCCCAACATGATTTCAAGTAATGGCTCTATCTGCTTCATTCCAAACTTTGAGGCTCCGAAGTATTTTTATGGGCAGTACGGTTATAATTCTGTAACGACTGCTTTTAACGGTAATCCAAGTGATTATGATAAGTTAAAACTAGCGGATAGTTCACTTAAAGCAACACTATCAAAATCTAAGGCCAGAAAGAAATCTGAGAATGCTTCACCGGCTGGTCTTGCGGACTGGAGACTTTATACAGTTTGTTTACCAATAGGTGATGAGGTCAAGAGAGATGATATAGACCAAATCATCAATGCAATACGATACGAGAAAGGCATTGCCGCTGGAAGTTGTTGTTTTCCATTCAAGGCTTCCACACCATCACCGGCAAACCCACAGAATTTATACCCCGCTCATTATTCGGGGTATCTCAAACATATTTATGTTAGTCTGTCGTTTTTGAAGGACTTACTTAATAATAGCTCGGATATTACTACCTATTATCAGTTCGTTGTGAAGATTCTTGAGGGGGTGAATAGTGCGTGTGGAGGATTTTGGGATTTGAGACTTGTTAGTGGCGCAGGCGATGCTACAGTCCCCCCAGATGAACCCGCCCCAATGAAAATCATTGATTACAAGTTCATGTTTTTCTCCAATCGTGGTAAAGTATGGTCATTCGACTATTTCGATGCGGACAGCCTACTTCTCGGCATTGGATTCAAACCAACCTTGAGCAATGCACAGGCTATTCGTACAATTTACGCCCCCACGAACAACCCCGACAATAAGACAATCATTATAAATGGGAATAATGAATTGCTCGATTACAAGTTTTCGGATAGGCTAAAGTTGGGAGAAAATGTTGGAAATGCACCAACTCAGCGGGCAGATACAAGTGGATTTGATGATACAATGCGTGTGTTACAACAAATTGACCCTTGTGATAAAAATGTATATCAGATAACCACGGATAATCATGTTTATCGTCTTGTTATGCCTGCCACAGACATTCAACAACTTTTACTCGATGATAGTGATGAAGAGAACAATCCGAAATATACGGGCATTATGCCGGGTATTCAGGCCACATTCACCATTCAGGGCATTGGCGGGCTTCGCACGTTCATGATGTTTTTGGTGAGAAATCTTCCCGAACCATACTCGGAGAAGAACATAATTTTTCGAATTGTTGATGTGCAAGAAACCGTCGAAGCAGGTAAATGGACCACGCAAATCACAGCAGGTGTAATTCCTCTTCGGGAGCATATCAAGGCACGCCTCGGAATCAAATCCTAAAAGCTTGACTTTCGATTAAGCATCGGGTATGATGCTTGGTTGATGATAGAGACGATTTCAGACCTGACCCGCTTTCAACTGGAAAATCAGCAGGGCGCATGGATTGTACATTCGGTGCCCGTCTCCGACAGTCATTCCGCTACTGTTCAACCGAGCATTCTCTTTGTCCGAAACATCCTCACGGGAAAGACATATTACTATGCTTTCTTTCATCCCGACTCCAAGCCGTCCATTGACCCAGAGATGATTCGTGGGATTCTCCAAATGCCGAATTGCAAGTGGGCACTTGACAAGAAAGCCTTCGACCAGTGCTATTGGAGAGTTCCTAATGTTTATGATGTCAATGCCCTCTCGTGGATGCGAACCAACGAGATTTTTGAGGCGTCTGAGTATGAAACTCCTGCCCACTATCTCGTGCGAAAGAATGCGTCGGAGAACGATGGTATGAACCTTGTTATTCCATTGATGAAGCACAAAGAAATGTTTGATGCATTGGCGGATGACCTTACGGAAGTAGTGAAAGATTACGAACCTGATTTGACATTCACCCGTTTCAATGACCTTATCATCGGAACCCTTGGTGATTTGGAGAAGCAGGGTATTTGTGTGAATAGAGTGTTGTTCAAGGAACGCTATAAGCAAGACCCCGGAATCACGGGTATCACTTACAGCCAGTACAACGTTTACACGTCCACGGGGCGTCCGAGCAATCGGTACGGCGGCGTGAATTATGCGGCACTCAATCAGACTGACGGCACCCGAAAATGTTTCATCTCAAGGTATGGTGAGAATGGAGCAATTGTGGTTCTGGACTATACTGCCTTCCACCCTCGAATTATCAGTAGGCTTGTGAAATATGACGTTCCGATAACCACTGATATTTATGGGTATCTGGCCAAGCTATATTTCAACAAAAAGACGGTTGATGAGACGGACATCAAAGAGGCCAAGGCCATCACGTTCAGGCAGTTTTACGGGGGAATCGAGGATAAGTACTCACATATCAAGTACCTTGCCTCGGTTAAGGGCTTCATGACCGAGCAATGGGAGCAGTTCAAATCTAAAGGATATGTCCCGACCCCCTTCTTTAAGCGCCAGATAACCTCTAGGCACATTTCGGAGCCTGACCCGCCCAAAGTATTCAACTACATCCTCCAAGCGACTGAGGGCGAATTAAGCATCCCCAAGGTTAAAGCGGTGTTGGACTTTTTGAAGGGGCATAAGACCTGTGCGGTGCTTTACACCTACGATGCTGTCATGTTCGATTATTATAAACTCGAAGGGTTGGAACTGTTGCGGGACATTCAGAAGATTATGAGTTTCGATGGACGTTTCCCAATGAAGGCTTACATGGGAGACTCTTACCAAGATGTGAAGCAGATTACTCTCTGAAATACTGAACCAAATCGGGCAGGACTTTAGTGAACCCGTCAGCATCTACATTGATAACCACTCGGTTGGTTTTCCATGCGTTTCTGGTATAGTCAAATGGCTCGTCGGGTGCCATCTCCATATAGACGCTACCGATTCTTAACTTGCGGATAATCGCCAGAAAATCTATTCGGTCGCACTTGCCTGAGTACAATAGTTTATCGCTTATGACTGAGCGGAAATCTACTGTAATCTTCGTTATGTACATGCCCTTTGTTCGGGGGTCTTTTGGAACTGTTCGTCCCGCCGAGGGGTCTATGCGACCACTGATGGATGGCGGTTCGGCGGTCTTGAGAACATCATAGGCGGCATTGATGTACCTCATGTTTTCTTCTTTGCCTCCTCTGTCGGGGTGGTGTTTTTTGACGAGGGCAATGTAATACTTCTTCAATGCACCCTTCTCCATTTCGGAAGCGTTTGGAACACCAAACTTGGAGAAAATGGTGTTGGCGACATCTGGGGTCATCCCTTCAAGCAGTATGTCTTTGAGTCGTATCACATGAATAAATATAAGGTACTTTGGTAGGGGCACCAAATATTTATATTCCAAAGGTATGAGTAACGTCCTAGATAGAGTTTTCAATGAAGTTTGTCTCGACGAGAGAATCACAGATGGTATCTTTCGCATGGAGGAAGCATCCCATATGGATGCTCTTCGTGATTATTTCCTTAAAAAGGGAGTGGAGAGAGAGGCTGCAATCAACGTCACCAATCGTATGGTTGAAGGCAAATATCCAGAGCGACAAGCTTACAACAAAGATGGTATTCTTGTAACTTTCCCTACTCCACAACACAAGGCTCGGGCAATTGCTCGTGGCACTCACTTTGAGAAGAACCCCGTCCCACAGGTTCATCAACCTGACCAAGAAGAACCCAAACATGCTCCACCGGGGTCTAACCCAGAACCGGGAGAACTTCCTGCTGATGATGACGAACCAGATAAGGATGATAAGGATGATGAAGATGATGACGGAGGCGGTGGGTCTCATGGTGGTGGAAAAGAACCAACAATTTTTCAAGGCGACAAACAATTGGATGTTGAACCTCCCCGTGGAGAGGAAACCCCAGAACCCCCTCCACAGCCGCCTTCTCCGACAATTCCTCCTGCCCCACGCACACCACAACGAGTTGCGGCGGAAAAGGAAATCACTCGACAGATTCTCGCAACCGATGACACGACTATTTCAAATGTCAGTGCCCCCGTAGGTCCAAATGAAGAGACAAAACGCCAGTTGCAAGAACTGTTCAAAAAAGCCGACGAAATGGGCCTTCGGGAGGCTATTAAGTTTTTGTCCCATTATGTGAAGCCATAATAAGTCACTCGTTTCAAGCCTATGACAGACCAAGATACAAGACAGTTATTGTGTACCTTTTCCAACGACAAGGATTTCCGCACCGTTGCCGACGAGATACGTAAATTTTACGAAGTGTACAGCAATCGTGTTTTTGCCTTCGTTAACGCCCAAAACCCCAAAGAAATCTATTTGACATACAACGTTCTGAACATGCGAAAGGATGCTCCGAAGTTTCCAAATACGATTCTTATTCACCGTAAGAAGCAGACCAATACGCTTTATACTTTGAACGCCATGAATCGCCTCATCGAGGAAGAACATGGGTGCGCCGACAAGACGTATCAGGTCAATTGGAAGCTGTATGAGAACTCGCTTATAATAACTGGTGATGTTTCTATCCGCATTATTCCTCTCAAAATCTCCACAATCATGGACTGAGTTATGACTTCCCCCGAGACGTTGGAATACCATCGCAAGTGGAGACTCTCTAACCAAGAGAAGGTTAAGTTGTACCGACAAAATAACCGAGAGAAACAAAAGGAATGGTCTCGGCAATGGAGGGATACTCACAAGGAGAAATGCCGAGAGTACGTCAAACTGTGGAAGTCCAATAATCCCGAGAAGTCTCGTGAAATAAATGCGAATGCACGTCTCAAAATGTATTACGGCATAACGCTTGAAGACTATAATAGAATGCTTGAAGAGCAGGGAGGATGCTGTGCTATTTGCGGAAAGCCGAGCACCGATTATAAGAGAAATCTTCATGTTGACCATGACCACTTGACAGGGAAAGTTCGAGGACTTCTATGTGTCAGGTGCAATTATGGAATTGGATATTTTGGTGAAGATACGACTTTACTTGAGAATGCAAAAGTGTACCTTACCAAATATGCGGGGTTAAAAAAAGTCAAAGATTTTTGTTAAAATAAGTTGTTGAAGGTACTGGTTTATGGTTTAATGGTGATAGTTATAGGGGAGTTAGTTAAGACTTGAACCCATCGTTCGATGATTAACACTTACCTAGTTAAACCATTAAAAAAAGGAAACAAAATGCCAGTAAATGTAGCAAAGCTTGCAGAGCGCCTCAAGCAATTTGAAGACGGCGCAAAAGCCTCCGAGTTCGCAAAACTTCTTTGGAGACCCAAAGAGGGAACTCAAACCATCCGCATTGTCCCATACAAGTTCAACCCTGAGAATCCGTTCATAGAGTTGAAGTTCTATTACAAGCTTGGTGGGAACAACTACCTCGCCCCGTGTACCTTCGGTAAGCCAGACCCCATTCTGGAAACCATCGAAGCCCTCCGTGCAAGCGGAAGCAACGAAGAGAAGGAAATCGCCGCAAAACTCGCCCCCGTTACTCGCACTTACGCACCAGTCATTGTGCGTGGTGAAGAGGACCAAGGCGTCCGTTTCTGGGGCTTCGGAGTGCAAGTGTACAAGCAGCTTCTCAAGCTGATGACCAATGCCAAATACGGCGACATTACCTCGTGGACCGAAGGCCGAGATATTGAAGTCGAATTCCACAAGGAAAGCAAGAAGAAAGGCAAGGATGGTAAGTCCTTCCCCGAGACGACTATTCTCGCTGACCCCAACATCACCCCAGTCGTTGACCCAACCCGCCGTGACTACATGGAGAAGTTGAAGGACCAAACGGACATCCTTACAATCTTCCCCTTGAAGTCCTACGACGAACTCAAGGCCGCTGTTGAGAAGTGGTTGAACCCCGATGACGCCGAGGCTGCTGCCGAAGCTGCCAACGAGGCTCATGTCGCTTCCACAACTGCTGCTGCGACCAGTCCTGCTCCTGCCACTGCGGCTCCTGCCGCAACTTCAACGCCAGCCACGACTCCTGCGGCTGCTCCTGTAACTCAATCCACAACCGCAACGGCCACGCCGTCAAACGCCAACCTTGCGAATGAGTTTGAGAAGTTCTTCCAGAGCTAATCCTCTGCGGAGATAGATAAAATAACTTGCGAGGATAGTACGAAGAGTGCTATCCTCGCAAGCATCTAATCAAGGAATTTTATGGCAGAGAAAAAGAAGAACCCCAGTAAGCATGTCGAAAGTGACGCCATCATTGACCGTGATGAAATGGCAGTCGCCCTTCAAAAAGAACTCAACAAAGCAAACAAGGATGGGAGTAAGGCTTCTTTCTTTCTCGATGAAGAGGATGACCCCTCGAAAGTGACAGACTGGCTGTCCACGGGGTCGAGCATTCTCGATTTAGCAATTTCCAACCGAAAGAAAGGTGGAATGCCAGCGGGTAAGTTTATTGAACTCTCGGGCCTCGAAGGCACGGGCAAGAGTTTGATTTGTGCCCAGATGATTGCCGAGACTCAGAAGCGTGGCGGTCTCGCTGTGTTTTTCGATTCTGAATTTGCAGTTGATAAGAC